TAGGGTATGTCATTTGGTGGGTGGTAGTAGAAGTGGTAAAACATACGCTACAATCCAATGGTGTATCGTACAAGCCCTTCAAAGTAAAGAGCTGGTAACTATTGTAAGGAAAACAATACCATCACTTAAAAGGACTGTAATGAAGGATTTTAAGGATGTGATGCAATCAATGGGAATTTGGAATGAGAATGATTTTAATATATCAGATAGAACATACACATTCTTTAATGACTCACAAATACAATTCATCAGTACGGATAATGCAGAAAAGCTAAGAGGTGTTAAATCAAACATACTATGGATTGAGGAAGCATCCGAAGTAGATTCAGAATCATACCTACAATTACAAATCCGTACAACAGGCAAAATCATCCTATCATATAACCCTACCGTATCCCCATGGCATTGGTTAAGGGAGATGCAGGATTGTAGTAGGTACTTCTCTAGCTACAAAGATAATCCTTATTTAGAAAGGAGTGTGATTAGAGCATTGGAAGACCTGAAGAATACAAACATTAAAGCATGGCAAGTATATACTAAGGGTGAGTACACAACAAACGATAAAGCAATCTTTGAGTTTGAGCAAGTGGAGTGGTTGCCGGATGAAGCAGAGTTTGTAGCATGGGGATTGGACTTTGGATATGCGAATGACCCGAATGCATTAGTTAGTGTATGGAAGATGAATGGTAATGAACTATACATCTTAGAACATTGCTATGAGAAGGGAATGATTACGGGAGAGATAATAGAAATGTTAAGAGGAGCTGTACAAGGTAGAGAAGAAATTTGGGCAGATAGTTCCGAACCAAGACTAATAGAAGAAATCAGTAGAGCTGGTTTTAATATCAGACCTGTAACTAAGGGAAAGGATAGTATTAACTTTGGTATAGGTGTCCTACAAAACTATAAGATAAAGATACCTAAGAGTTGCCAAAATTTAGTAAACGAATTCTATTCATACGAATGGGAGCAGGATAGATTTGGAAAGATATTGGATAAGCCCGTAGATTTTAATAACCACTTACTGGATGCAGCCAGATATGTGGCAATGATGAGATTATCACACTCTGCAGCAAATAAAGGAAAATACACAATTACAATTAGATAATATGGAAAACGAACAAGTAGATTTAGACAACCTTACTAAAGCAGATTTTATGGAGATGGCAACTTATGTAGCACACACCGAAGCCATCAATCGCAAACTATTGGAGGATTTGAGAGAAGCTAAAGCATCTCTTGCAGCAACAGTCCATCAAAGGAACTCTCTGAATGCAAGATTACAAAACATTATGAGTGATAGAATAAACACAATAGATGTTTCATCAATCAAAGCTGAAGTAATCAATACTAACATTGAGTTAATGAACCCTGAACAATATAGAGAAAAAAAACAATTTTAATATGAAAGTAGAAAAGCTAATAGCAAACAATCAACCAGCGAACTGGTTTGAAACTGTGACAAGAGAATGTCAACAATACCCAATCCATTTGGTAGATATAGAAAAGGATGAATTGGTTTTAGATATTGGTGGTAACGTTGGTGGATTTTGGAATGCATGGAAATGGAGATTTGATAATTGGCATTTAGTAGAGCCATCTGTTTACAATTGTGAACAAATCAGATTGAATGGATACGAAGGTTCTTATAGTAGAAACGCAGTTGGTAAAACAAGCGGTGAAAGAGTAAAGCTAATGAAGTATTGGGGAGATGGTGATAACGATACCCTATCAGGCAACTTTGGTACACAACAATATGTTAATGAAGGAAATGGACATGGATGGCAAGGAGAATGGGAAGAATGTATTACCTTATCATTTAGTGATGTAACTAAGAATAGAGAGATAGGATTATTGAAGATAGATTGCGAAGGAGGAGAATATGATTTCCTAATGGATTCTGATTTGAGTAAAGTAAAGTATATTGTAATGGAGCTACATAACTTCTTAGGTGGAGTAAAGCAAAAGCAGTTAATGACACATATAGAGAATACACATACCGAAATCTATTCAGATGGTAATGGAGTGGATTCACACTTTGTAAAACTTTGGAAAAGAAAATAATATGAAGCAAGAGATAAAGATAACAGTACCAACACAATGGTCAGCAATACCATTAAAGAAGTACCTAGCATTGCAAGATGATATAAAGGTATATGGTGAGAACGAGGAAGGATACATAGCTTGTTTAATGCATCACCTATGTGGATTCAATGTAGAGTATCTAGCACAATTAGATACTGAAACCTTTACCCATATTAAAAACGATATAGTAGGGTTTATGGGTAAGACCGAATTACCATTACAAAGGTTTATCCGTATCAATGGAGTGGAGTATGGGTTTGAACCTAACTTATCTAAGATGGCCTATGGAGCTTATTTAGATATAGCTAAGTGGGATACGTTTACCATCAATGAGAATTGGGCTAAGATAATGAGTATCCTATATAGACCTGTAACATCTAAGGTTGGTTCTCTATATGAGATTAAACCATACGATGCGGATGGCAAAGAGGAGTTATTCTTAGAGGTTGGTATGGATGTTCACTTCGGTGCCCTGTTTTTTTTTGTTCGTTTATTAACGGACTTACCGAATTATATCCTGAAATCTTTGATGGAGGGAGCGGAGATACCTCACAACATCAAATCAATTTTGGAAAAAAGTGGAAAAACTATTCCTCCGTTATCCAACTGGCGAATGGAGACATTAGAGTAATGGATGATATAACAGCGCTTCCATTAGAGAAGTGTTTATTATTCTTATCATATCAATCAGATTATAATCAGTTACAAAACCTATTACATAAAGAGGTATTGGCTAAAACCGCAAGGTAATCCACTACATTTTTGTGTTTCGTTGTTAAAAGAATAAAATCATTAGTATATGCCAACTCCAGCTTACTTAGCCAGATTTCAAGCAACATCAGGCGTTTATTTAGGACCTACTAGGGGAAAGAGTTCACCAAAGAACAATCGTAGAGCTTGTTTATGTATAGGTTCTAACACATATTCACGTAAATGTTGCGATGGTGCACTGATTCAGCAAGGTATTGGACAAACCCAATCCCCAGCACAATTCGCAACAAGAGGTGGATTTAGTGCAGGATTTAGTAATGGTTTCGATATAGGTACACCTGTTTATTAAAAAAATATAAATTGATATGTCTCAATTAACAAAAACACAATTAGCAAACGAAAACAATGCTTCGTTTCCAAATAACAATAGTGGATTTATAACCCCTACGTTACTTCGTACATTTAACACCAATATGATTGATTCATTGGTAGATGAGGGAACGTTTAATTCATTCTCTCAATCTCTATCAGGTTCAATTGTAGCCCTTCAACAATGGAGTGCATCAATTGAAACCAACTATGTAACAACTGCGGAGTTAAATACAAGTTCATCAGTATTGCAAGGTAATATAGATGGTAAACTATCTACATCATCTTTTAATGCTTATAGTGCATCTAACTCAACAACATTTACAAACTATTCAGCATCAACTGCAGCTACAATAGCAGCAATAGATGCGGTGAATGATGCAGTATTCAATCAGTTTACAGCATCGGTAAATAGTACAACTGGTAGTTTGAATAGTAAGACTGGTTCTTATGCAACTACTGGTTCTAATAACTTTGTTGGTGGACAATCTATTAGTAGCACATTAGCAGTTGATGATATTACTGCATCTGGCTCTTTAACCCGTTTGCAAATATCAGCAAGTAGAGTTGTGTTAGATTCTCCATTAGAGGTATTGGTAAAGGGAGCTGGTTTAATTGTAAGTGGTGGAGCATTATATAGTAATACGGTAACTGAATATGAGACAAATGCAGGTGTAGCAATCAATGGTAGAAATGTAAGAATACAGGGTGATTTAATTGTGACTGGTTCTTTAACAGCTTCTTTACAACAAGGATATGCATGGGTTGGTGGAACAGGTAATAAAGCAGTAGCAGTTGCAACATCATCATTCGCTGGTGGTGGAGGAACTGGAGTAGGTTTTCCATTTACAGGCTCTGCACAAATCACAGGTTCAATTGGTGTGACTGGTTCAGCAGCATTTGGTAATACTTCGGTTAATGGAGCATTAGGTGTGACTGGCTCAATTAATATATCAGGTCCTAACCCATCTCAAATATCAGGTTCATTCTCTGGTAGTTTGATTTCAAATATAGTAGATACATTTACAAGCATAACTCCAGCTAAATACGTTGTAACAATAGATAGTTCATCTTATGGTTTATTATTATCAACTGGAACAACAAACCCTGACACACTTTACTTTGTATCAGGTTCTGCAAATGGAACATCAGGTACATCAGGTACTTCTGGTTTAACAGGTACATCTGGTATAAGTGGTGACAAGTATTCATCTCAATCTACATCTTCATTATCAATTGGTGCTATTGGGGATAGTAGAACTATCTTTATTTCATCATCACTACAATGGACAATTGGACAAGGTGTAATAGTAGCTTATGATGCAAGTAACCAAATGGAAGGTAGTGTAACTTTTTATAACCCAGCAAATGGTGTTATGAACTTTACGATTGATAATCCATTAGGTAGTGGCACATATTCAGTATGGAGTGTAAACTCATTAGGAGCAGCTGGACCTGCAGGTACAAATGGTACTTCTGGAGTATCAGGAACCTCAGGAATCTCAGGAACTTCTGGAGTGAATGGAACATCCGGCGTAAATGGTACGAGCGGTTTAAACGGAAGTAATGGAACTTCTGGATTAACTGGTACAAATGGTACTAGCGGACAGAATGGTGCGGATGGAGCAAATGGTACAAATGGTACTAGCGGATTGAGTGGAACGAGCGGAGTATCAGGAACTTCTGGAGTAAGTGGCACATCAGGCGTATCTGGAACATCAGGTGTGGATGGCACATCAGGCGTAAATGGTACGAGTGGAGTGAACGGCACAAGCGGAGTGAATGGAACATCTGGAACATCTTTCTTCTGGGAAGGTGAATGGAATTCAGGTACATCTTATCAAATAAACGATGTAGTAGAATACAATGGTAGTTCTTACATAGCATTAACAGCAAATACAAATAAACAACCAAACGTATTTACATCGGATTGGAACTTAGTAGCTCAAGCGGGTATTAATGGTACATCAGGAGTTTCTGGAACTTCTGGAGTATCTGGTACATCAGGCGTAAGTGGCTCATCCGGAGTATCTGGAACAAGCGGCGTTAATGGAACAAGCGGTGTGGATGGCACATCGGGAATCAATGGTACGAGCGGCGTAAATGGAACTTCTGGTTTGGATGGTAGTTCAGGTTCATCAGGAGTTTCTGGAACTTCTGGAGTATCAGGAACATCAGGAATCAATGGTATCAATGGAACGTCTGGAATTAATGGACAGAATGGAACAAGCGGTGTAAATGGTACGAGTGGTGTAGATGGCACATCCGGTGTGAATGGAACATCCGGTTTAACTGGAACTTCAGGTACATCTGGTATCACACCATCATTAGGATTTGCTTCAGGTTCAACAAACATTGGTACAGCAACTTACTTACAATTTAGTGGCTCATCCGTACAATCTCTTACAATAAACGATAACACTGCTTCTATTACATTAGCAGGTGGAAGTGGTACGGGTGTAGGATTTCCATTTACTGGTTCAGCAATAATATCAGGTTCTTTAATAGTAACAGGTTCTACTTTTGTAAGTGG